CGTTTGGTGGGGTGAAATCCTTAATGCGTACGGACAACAGGTTGACTACTTTGTTAATCAGTATTCACTCTCCGCTCACGATCCTTTCTATGGTGAAGATCCGATGGCTGGATTTAGTTCACCTACAAGTATTGTAATTGGTGTAGCTATCAATAATGATAGTATGCTGTTATCAAGATTTGGTATACAAGCAACTAGCGACTTTACCGCACTTATACACATTAGTGGTTATAAAGCTATTTTTGGACCTAATGCTGAACCAAAGAGTGATGACGTTGTACGTCTAACTGAATTTGGTAAGGATCGTCCAGGTGGTCGTGGTGGTGCAATGTATCAGATCACCAGCCGTGATGATGAAGAAATTTCTCAAATTAATCAACTTGCCGGTCATTACGTTTGGTTAGTAAGAGGTAAGAGATTTGATTATAGCTCTGAACCTAACATTCCTCGTGAAAATGTCATGGATCAGGTCTATGATAATGGATTTGCTGGAATGCTTAGTGGTACTACATTATCAGCTGTATCAGCTGCTGATAATAAGAAATACGACTACAATGTGGATACAGACACTAAAGCGACTGTATTCGACTACGAAGCAGAAGGTGTTGATACAAGTGTATATGGACAATATTCAGGACCAAATTATAGACCTTATATTGCGCCAACACCAACACCAACTGTAACGCCAAGCCCAACACCTACACCAGATTGTGGTTGTCATGTTGTGACGTTTACACCGACACCAACACCTTAACAATAAAAAAGCCGCTCAATTTAGAGCGGCTTTATTTTTTAATGATAACCTAGAAGACGTCGACGAATACGTTCGGCTTCTTTTTTAGCAGCAGCTTCTGCTTCACTTGCTAATTTCTTTGCTTCGTTTACACCAGCCGTTACTTCATTCTTAATAACAGTAGCAACCTTCTTTACATCTTCAACAATTACCTGTTCAACTTGCTTAACTTTGGCTTCCAATGTTTTAACAACGGGAGCTTCATTAATAAGTTGACCGGTTGTTACCGTAGATTCTAAAGGCTTTACACTTTCCTGTACTTCAAGAGGAACTTGCTTTTGAGGTGCTGGTGTTGGAGTTACTGGATTAACAGGAGCGGTAGGTGCACTAGAAACTGCTGATGTTGTGGTCGTATTTGTTGTATTTGGCATATTAGTCAATTAATAGATGCTTAGTAAGCACAGACTCGAATGTCAACTCTGTCTGAGCCTCTGTTTTCTTAGGTGATCCTGCTGTTTTTGCAGTATCTGTATCTGATGCAACCGGTCTAAAATGCTTTTTGAGAAAATGAATGATCAGTGCTCTTTGATCGGGGTTAATTCCATGCTTTGACATGAATTCACCTGCTGCCGATTGCAAAGCAGTACCACGCGTCTCGGTTTTATATTGATTCTTAAAACGCGGACGAAAGTAGTTAATAACTTTCTTTTCCAAACTCCCCATCCCTAGAGGGCGGTGTTCACGATCATGAAATGAATAGTATGGCATTAGACGTAAGCGTAAGCAATTGATTCTTTTGGTGGTGGACCCTCATGAAATTGAGGTGGTGCAACTGGGTTCTTTGGCAATACCACATTAGGCACATTCTTTAGTAATGTTTTACGCGTGATAGTAGAATCAAATGTATGTGTAATACCATACTCATTATTTCTGATACCATTAGGTAAAAGAACATTATAGAGTTGGTCTCTTACACCACCTGATAATTCTTGATCACCAATGTAGTATGCAACAGCAATTTTCTTTGCCATAATACTACTTACACAAAAAAGCCGCTCAATAAAGAGCGGCTAAATTTGATTAGATATAACCTTGATTTCTCAAACGCAAGTGCGTTGGAAGATCTCTTGGCAATGACAACTGTCTCAAGTCGGTGTTAACAACAAATGATGCTGTTACACCATCAAGAGAAGAGAGCGGAACTTGCGCTGTGTTAAATCCGAATGCATCACCCTGGACAACATATGTATTACCTAAAACCAATTCTGTATCCGCATGATCGGTTGAAAGTGTTGTGGTTGTTGTCAATGAGCTAACTGCAAGAGCGGTTGTGTATGTCAATGTACCGCTTACGTTGTTAACCTTTGCTGCTGAAATGACCGGATTTAAGGAAGCACCACCGTTACCAGAACCGAATGTGTATGTAGAACCGAGGTACTGCCATTCACCACCAACAGCGGATGCACCGACATTAGCTGTGACCTTCAACTGAGGAACGATACCACCGCTCACATAAGCTGTTTGAATAACAACCTGTGAACCAGCAGGAACCTGAGTTGGTGTCAATGTGAATGTTGTTGTAGCAGCACTTACCTGAGCTGCCGATACCACTGCACCAGCAACGAGAGCGGATGCACCGAAAACACCTGTTGAACCACCTACTGTGAACACATAAGACGCAGCAGATAATGCGGTTGATGGGTATTGAAATGTATGAGACTGAGATGCTGCAGATGCTTGTGGAGCAAATGAAGACAACGTGTTAAAAAGTAGGTATGACATACTACTGATTACTTATTGAATCCAGGAGTATGTCTATCAAGTATTACGTCAGGTGGTCTTATTGTATTTGCTAAGATTTTCTTCTTTCCAGAGCGGCTGATAATTTGTATAATGACAAAGTTCTTTTAGTACCTCAACATCTTCAATGTTCGAAAGAATAGAGAGTGGTTTAATATGATCGAGATGCCAATCACCATGATTCTCCCAACTCATACCTTCCTTAAATTGTTTCTCTATATGAGCTTTAAAAGTTTCTATATCACATCCGAGGTATATGATTGAGGGATGTTCTTTACCCACTTTTGCATATTTTAAAGCTCGACGAACCCCAACTCTAATAGCGCTACTGATTTTTGTGATTGGATTACTGTGATATCTCGTTAGTTCAATTTTGCGTAATTTATCTTTATTTGCTTGATACCAAATCTTGTTTAAAGCGTTCAACCGTTCTTTATTTAAAGTGTAATATAGTTGGGTCAGTATTGTATATCTTTCGAGGTTTTCAGCGCGGTGTCGTTTAGCGTTTTCGCTATACCTTTCATAATTTTCTTCTTGATACTTTTTGATGTACTCTTTGCCGTGCTCAGTCTTTCTAAACTCTCTACTTGCTTCAGCACGCTTCTTTAAGAACTCTGGATCGGATTTATTTTCGTTATAACTTTCAAGTGCAGCTTGTTTAACGTCAAGTTGATGTTCAGCTTTACACCAATATTTGATCGTTTCAGGCCAAACCTGATCACGATATGTTTGGATAGTAGCTTCTAAACCAAACCTTATATAATAAGCCCTGACATCATTTTTAAAGTCCTCTGAATACTTCCGTTGACCGGCTTTTGTATGTGTCTTAGCACGGTATTCAGTTGTTTTCTGTGTACGCTCTTCTTTCCATCCTGGAACGCACCAAGATCTAATGGTGTACATTCCGATTCTACCTTTGAAGTGTTTAATCGTTGCTGAAATACCAACGGAGTTAAACATTTCAAGAACTTCTTGTTTTTGAGCTTCTGTGTATTCTTGAGGCATAAAAACATGAGGTTAGCACCATCTTTTGTCAATGCAATAAAAAACCCACGGCGGTTAAGCCGTGGGTTGAATTGTTTTCTAACTCGTTATTATCCGAGGTAAACGCTCTGTGTTCCTGGAGTAAATGCAACGCCAAGGTTCTTGACGATGATTACGTGGTAGTAGAGGTTTGCACCGAAAATATGGTCGACTACCCCGTACCGCGTCATCAATCCGACGCGTGGTGCGAAGTCGTTAGGACCAACTGTACGCTGCACCATTACAGGGATGTATGGGCAGTAAACGATACCTGTGTCATAAAACTCAGGACCTTTGTAACCGAGCAAGGCATATTCGAGATATGCTGCACGCTGACCAACCTGGTACTGTGCTTCTGTACGTGTGTCACGATAGACCGTGAAACGGCCACCGAGCGTACCTACTTTAGCGATACCTGTTGGTGCTGTGTTAACGTTGCCGTTAACTGGCATAAATGCGAATTCTGGCAACATTTCCAAGATCGAGCAAACACGTGGTGTTGCTACGATGAAGTTTGCTGCGCCACGACGATTACGGATAGCGATACGATTTGCTTCAACGATGATCTTCTGGTAGAAGTCACGATTGCGCTCACCTAACCAACGACCGTCAGCGGAAACTGGAGACCAGAAGGAATAACCTGCGCCAGCGCCTGCCTTGAGGGCAATCTGCACCATACGCATGATCATTTCACGGTCAATTTCAGCCTGGATTTCGTAGCTCATTGCGTTTGTGAGCTCATTGTCGATATCAATACCGTTCATGTTCTTGATATCCTGCTCGAGCTCTACGCTCCAGCGAGCTGCCAAACGACGTGTGCCGGCTTCAACAGCTGTCTTGAAGAAATCAAGTGTCATCTGCGGAATTGCACCTGTCATTTCGAAATTCTTGAGAATTTCAGCAACACCCTGGTCGCTTGCTACGAAGTCGAAATCGGAACCAGAAGAACCAAGACCGGACAACGATGCGGAAGATGTACCTGTAAATGCTGTGTTGAGGTAGTTCCAACCTACTTCTTGACCATCGGACAAGTTAGCTGTCGGACGGTTTGTTGCAGCTGTGCTGGAACCGTCATATGTGTAAGAGCTGAGGTTATCAGACTCATACTTGAAGCGCAATGCGAATGCCAAGCCAACTGGACCGGACATTGGTTGTACACCGACGATCTCATTTGTGATGAGCTCTGGGAATGTACGACGGATCATTGGGATCAAGACCTTTGGAAGGCGAGCGTCACCAGATGCGTAGAAGTCATTAGAGAACTTACCACCCTGGCCAGGTGTGCCCTGGAGAGTAGCACCGAAAACACCACCGTCACCGGCTGTGTTTGAAGACTCACCGAAACAGTAGCGCTCTTGGTTTTCCAAGAGGATAGCTGTGCTCAAGCGAGTATGATCATTGTTAATGGCACGGACATTCTCGGATGTGTGCTCGAGAATTGGCGACCATTTCTTAAGAAGTTGTTCTGCACGGCTCTTGCCGATAAAAGCTTCAGAAGGTTTCATATTAAATTATTGTTTGTTTTTGTTTGAATCTGACCTCAAGTACTCGAAAGTACTTCAACTTGATAACAATATTTACGGTTTTCGGAACCGACTTTCGCTGTAGACAATAAAAAAGCCGCTCTAGGCGGCTTTAGGTTATCTATTTTGTTCTCCTTGCTCGTATAATTTTTGAGCAATCAAATCTACTTTAGATACTAGATCTTGTATAGCACTGAGCAATTCAGGGTTTTGATAAACAGGTGTATTAGGTATGTAAGATGTTATACCATATGCTTTTAATATAAGCTGGTTAACAGCTTTGAGAACTTCATTTTGACTACCTTCATTCTCAGTCAAAATTTTGTTATATGCTTCTTGTAAAAGCTGTACATCATTAGCCATGACAATATTTAATAAAAAAGCCGCTTATTCAGCGGCTTTAGTTTTACTTAAGATTTGCGAGGTAACCCTGCATCTGTGGGTCAATCTGAGGACCCTTTGCTGATTCAGTAACAACTACTGGAGTGTCTACTGTCTTAGCAACAGTTGCTGTTTCCTTCTTAGCCTTTTCAGACTCGATGGAAACTTCACGATCGAACATTTCACAGACATATTCGATGTTCTCGTTGATAAACTTTACATCCTTACCAGAGAGTGTGCGCTTAACATGCTCACGCTTTTTTGCTGGTAATTTAGCTGTCTTCTGTTCGAGCAATAAATCAACTTGTGTCTTTTCGTACTGAGCCTTGAGCTGTGCATTTTCAGCAATCAACTTTTCGAGCTCTGCTTTAGACTCATCAATTTGCTTCTTACCATCGATCATTGCAGACTTAATCTGGTCTGATACAACAGACTCGTCGATACCAACAAGCTCACGGATCTGATTGAGAATGTAAGCAGCTTTTGTGTTTTCACATGCTTCGTTAACTTTCTCAACAGGAAGAACTTCATTGAAACGAGACTCTAAGAATGTGTCAATCTTACCGCTCAAAGCATCGATTGTTTCTTTTGCTTTAACTTCAAGCTGTTCATTGACCTGTGCAATCTTTGCTTCGTAGTGGTCTTTAACCGTGAGCAATTTAGCACCATAGGATTCATCGAGCTTAACGATGAGCTTCTGAAGCTTTGCTGTATAGTCAGTGTCCATCTTTTCCATTAAGGACTTGAGCATTTCAGCATGCTTGTCGTCTTGAGCGACGAGAGCTGCTTCGACTTGAAGTTTAACTTTCTCATCAGCCAAGGCAGATGCCTTTGCGTTTACTGCCTCTTCAATTGCAGTAAGAGATTCAGGAGTAAGAAGGTCTTTTGTAGCTTCTTTAAGGAGTTCTTTTACGTCTTTGGACATATTGATTAGGCTTTAGAGAAATTGAGTTGAGTACGGAGGTTACTGAGAACTTTCTGTACATTAACATCCGGGTATAATTTACTTAGATCCTTCGCGAATGAAGCCATCAAGTTATTTGCCTGTGCTGCTTTAGCTTTCTTACGCGGATCATTTGCAGCGATGTCTTGTGCGGCTGTCTTTAGTGTATTTGCTGCTGCATCAAAACCTGTACCAGTTACAGCACCTTTAGCTGCTTGAATAGCTGCCTTTGGTTTTGCTGAAAGTTTTGTACCGAGATTCTGTGCTTTAGCCTTTAAACCTACAACACCACCGGCTGTCTTAGCTGCTAAACGATCGAAAAGACCTTCATCAACTTGTTGAAGGCTTTGATTGATACGCTCACGAACCTTGGATTCAACCAACTGCTCAAGGTGTTTATTAGCCTCGCTGTAGTTACCCTCCGAAAGGTTGTAGATAATTTTCTTGTGCAATTGACTCATGAGAATTACTTAATTAATCTGATAAACTCTAACACCTTAGCTCTCAGATATGCATCTGCTTCATGCTTTGGAATGTTAGAAATTGCTTCTTCGAACGCGTCGTATGACTCTTCGAGTGTGCCGTCTAGATTTAATACATAGCGTTTGGATTCTAGAATTCCATTAACGAATGCTTTTGGATAGCTCGGATCTGCAACGCAGTCAACAGTAACCAAGCGCATATTCTGTACTTGATGGCCTTCTGTCAATGGTACTAATTTACCGAGTGAACGGCTGGACATACCGAGCTTTACCCCATCATTGATAAGAGACTCAACCAACTTCCCCATCGGGGTAGAAAGAATTTTAGACTTACCAATGAAAACGTTTCCTTCGCGCTTGAGCTCTGTAATCATATGACATGCTCTCTCGCTATTGATTGTGGCTGATTGCGGATGTTCGAGTTCGCCGAGAGATCTTTTCTCTTGGATCATCTCTCTATTGAAGCGATCTACTTCCGCAGCCATTTCATCAATGCTGTATTTGCGCTTGTTCTTATTAAAGTCCTCTGCCATTAGGTACGGACCTTTTACATAGAGCGTACGTGGTGAGTTAGAGTTCTTTTCCTCAACAAGGTAGTCTAATGATTCCGTAATAGGAAGATCTGCGATCAGTTTTAGTGGCATACTACTATATGTTTATTTAGATTAATCCGACGTAAAGTTGGGTTAGCCGATAAAGAAAGGTACCGGATCTGATTCACCAGCCGTATACATCAATTCTTGCTCAAGCTTTTCCTTCTCTTGCAATCCTTGCGTCATCAAATCTGTTGAGTTTAAAGTACCTCCACCAAACAATGCAGTACCACCAAACTTACCACGTACATTAGCAATAGTAATTTTAGTGAGGGCTAATGCATATTGCATGACCCATCTTTGCTTAACTAAGTCTCTAATCGGTTTTTCAACCGTACACTGAATCAATGCCAAATAGCTTTCATCAGGATCTGGTTCAGGTAATAATCTGAGATATTGAGTATCAGGATTAAATCTCCAATATACTTTTTGAGCGAGTACTCTATCTCTCATTTCAAGCCACTGCTTCATAATTTCCCAAGTAACTAAATCAAAGCCATAGTTACCGAGAGCATATGCAAAATATGTTTGCTGGGCCAATGATTGTTCAATTGTGAACAAGTTGTTAATACCTGTTGAAGTACCTTCTTCGAATGCAGTAACAGCCTTTACCTTTCTGTATGAATTAATATCATAATCCATGATACCAGAAAGTGCAGAGAGTGAGGTTACAACATCCTGTATCGTAACTGTTGTCGAAGATACGCTTGTTACAGTAGAGACAATTGTTGTCGAAGATGTCGCGCTAAATGACGTTGCGCTAGTTGTTCTAACATCAGTAGAGTATGTGCAGCTTGAAACGGTTGTACCTGTAGTCGCACTTGTAGATACGGTAGTAGTATATGTAGTATGGATATACTGTTCAGGTGTATATGTCTCTTTTGTTATACTAAAGAGATCATCAAGCTTAATACCTAAACCTTTTTGATATAGTTTGCTATCAAACAAGAGGTATTCTTCTGTGTGACCGGCGTATTTGGTATACCATTCTATTGCTTGTGCAATATGATCAAACACAGTAGAGCATGCTACTTCAAGGTTGATTAATGGTGCACCAAGTTGACGCAAAATACGATCAGCAAGAAGCTCATACGAGGTAATTCTCGATGTTAGTGTTGTTGAGTAATAAGCTGATAGAGGGTATAGAGACATTATGGTAATTTAGATTTTCCGCCGCCAGTTTGTTGTACCGGTGATTGTTCCTGACCGCCCTGCTGTCCTTGAGCAGGTTCGTTATTACCTTCCTCCCCAGCTTCAGCACCTTGTTCATTTCCTGTAGGAGCTTGTGCGTTTGCAGGACCAGGACCAAATGAAGGTGGTAATGTACCACCACCGCCACTCTTACTTGATCCACCACCACCTTCAGCAGCACCAGCTGCAGCTGCTTCCTTCCAGTTCGGACCACCATTTTCAATCTGAGCAATTTCCCACTTGAACGCAGCATCCTTACGCAACCATTCACGATTAATAGCAATATCACTATCGCTAAATCCGAGATATTTCTTTTGCGAAAAGGTATTAGATATGAGAGGATTTTCCGTCATCATATTAAAATTGTTCGCTCTCATTTCAAAAATCTGCTGATTGCGCAGAGTATTGAATGAAGACGGTTCGTTGAACTTTAATACGATATCTGTTTCTTGTAGCTCATACTCATCCCACCATTCACGAAGTTTGAGGTGAGTAATAAATGCGTTCTTTATACCAACTGCAAATTGCTCTTGGATTCTGATAATGAAACGTGCAAACTTAAGTTCTTCACGAGTAATTTCAGCGCCATCACCATATGGTGTGTCAGAGTTTAAACGACTTGCTGGTACCTTAAGAGCCTTATATAGTTTCTTTTGGAAGTATATGAGATCTTCGAGCTGTCCAAGATTTTGACCACCAGGAAGCGTTTCAACAGTTGTACCTTCAGAATTTGGACGTTTTGCGAACCAATAGCTATCAAGCATTGATTGCGGGTTATAAATATTAACGTTATTACCTTTTTCGCCGTCAAAAGTCTTTTTCGACCAGTACTTTTGCATCATGTTCTGCAAATACTGTTCAGCTTTATCTGTTGGCATATTACCAACATCAACTTTAAACACTAAACGTTCTGGAGCACGTACAAGTCGATAAATTACAATCGAATCTTCGATCATTGACAACTGCTTGTATGCTCTACGAGCATTTTCAATGAACGGTAGTTTTATCGTCTTATCTTCATTCCAAATACCCGAATTGATATAGGTAATTTGCTTCTTCTCCATTGGGATGAGAAGTTCATCAATTACCTTCTGTGTCTTTGGGTCAATAACTGGTTTCTTTAATAGAAAGCCTTTGATCAACAAGTTCTGTACGTTATCGTAAATCGGATTAATCAGTTCCGACGGCATACTAATAACACCCAAGATACCTAATTGAGGTTTATCTAAATTGATAACGTTTTCAAAGAAGAGCTCAGCATCAACTAATACCGCTCTTACATATTCCCAACCTTTATTATCAAGATCAAAATAGTTGATGAACTTCTTAAATTCTTTACGAATTTCGTTTTTGATTTCATCATCCATCTTATCGGGTAGATTGATTTTTATACAATCACCTTGATCATCTTTAACAATAAATTCATCGCAAATCTCATCAAGAGCATTCGCCATTTCAGCAAATGCAGCCATGATTCGATACTCACGAATACGCTTACCCTTATCTCTATCTACAGATGCATATAGTACATCTGTATACCCACGCTCTGAAAGTGTATTAACAATTTCAGCTACATCTTGACCTGAATATGGTACAGAAATAGATTTTTTCTGTACTTTTTCGTCTCGGTCAGTACCAGTGCGATGAAAATGTTTGAAAACCGGATTAATCATATCCAGGTTTTCGATTACTCGATTACCATTTTGATATGGCAAGCGTGACACCAGGTTGCGTAAAAACTGCTGACCTAGTGTACTTGAGCGTTCAACAGAACTTCCTGTTGGTATTTGGTAATCTGCCATAGAATTATTTAACTATATTAGTATGGAATACAAGCACTGATTATTTGCGTTGATTTGCTACTAATGTCTGATCAATTGCTTTAACAACGGATGGATCAGGAACAGCTACTGTATTACCTGAAGGGTCTTTAGCGTATTTTGTATTCCATGATTCGAGTGCAGGTTTGATATGGTTATCAAATACATCCTTTGCCTTTTCTTTTACATCTTGGATAGCGTTTACAAGGTTCGATGTAACTTTAGACAATATATGATGTTTGTATCCGATCCATACTAATAAGACTACTGTTGCAGCTGATGCTACAACACCAATCATCCACATCTCTATAAATGGTAATGCAACGGTCACGGCGCCTAAAATAGCAGCAAGTGTTGCTGATTCTGTTTTAAACACAGGTGCATAAATTGCAGCGATAAGTGCAAGAACAGCAATACCGCCTGTATACATCATTAACTTTTGGATCAATACCTTATGATCATTTGCTTTATTAATAGCGTCTTGTTGAGCGTTTAAGACTGCTTTTGTTGCTGTATCTTTTTGCTGTTGTAGATCGTTAATTTTAGCGTTAGCCTGTGTTGTAATATTATCTTTATCAGCTTGTAATGTTTTAATTTTATCGTCTGACTCACTCTTTGCTTTAACGAGTGCATCTGCTTGGACTTTCAAATCATTATATTTCTTTTCAAGATCAGCATTTGTTGTCTTTGTAGTGTCTAACTCCTGCTTTACTTCCGTCAATGCTTCTGTGACAGCAGCCGTAGATGGTGACATATGAATGTAGTCTGTAGCACCTTTAACATGGTAGTTGACTACTGTTGCGTTACGATCAGGAGCAGGGTTGAGAGAAAAAGCATAGTTCGCAAAGAACAACTCATCAGCTGCACCTTGCATTTGCTCTTGTGTAATTTTTGTAATAGACTGTTTCTGCTCTTCAATTTGTTTATTGAGAGCTTCCTGTTGTTTAGCAGCTTCCTGTTTTACCACTTCAATCTTTTGATTTGCTTGATCTATTTTTTGATAGCCTGCTTTGTTGAGACTATGATCAAGAGTAGTACAGCCGGAAAATAATAGAGCAAATAGTAATAAAATAGCACACAGACGAAATTTCATAAAGTACCTTTACGCTTATGCGTCAAAGTACTTAAGTGCTAAATACAGCAATACCAGATGCGTAAGGTGATGAAGAATCATCGGTAAGTTTTCCGTAACCTACTCCATTCACCACAATTACATCAATAAACCCTGCGCTCAAAGCAGGTGGTAAAGAAACAACAAGATTGTTTTCGTTGTTATACACAAACGGTACTGAAAATCCGTTAAATGGTGGGTTGTCAGCTGACAATGTTGGGAATGAGCTAAACAGGTCTACGGTACTGCTTGAAATACTTGGATAAACACTACCACTAACATATACAGAAGAGACGTTACGATAAAATGTACCATAAACATTTAAGTCGTAAGAGTTATTAGCATTTACATTGTAAGGATATACACTTACAATTATAGGGTTACCTGAGAGTACAAATGACTCTGTTTCACCTGTAGCTGCTTGAGTTTGAAGATCTACGATATTATTCGATATAGATGAAAGAGCACTAAAGGTAGCTTCGATTGTACGGATTATACCAGCTGAATCTTCATCAGGTTTAAATAACCAGCCTTCTATTACAAAACTTGTATCTCCGCTTACTTGTGTTGGTTGATTATCATTGATATCAACAGGATACTCAAGCGAGACATTACCGCTCCAAATTACCTTACTGCGAAGCTCATGGTATGGTAAACCAAAACGATCCCAGCTAATTGCAATGTACGGCTGGAAAAAAGTAACCATGTTACTAACGATCTGGTCCATATCCGTTTGATATTTCGTAAGAATTGAAACATCCAACGTTATCCTTATTGGGAGTGGTTGAGGTATATGACGATTAACTCCGTTGATTACTTGATCAGACCCATCAAGCTTATTAAAGACTCTCTTAGTGTCAAATTGTACATTCTTGACCATGTACGATACAGCAGGAAGAGTAATATGCTGTGCTTTATTGATTAAATCATGCAGAGCACGTTGCTTTGGACCATAAACATAACGCACAGCAACTTGATCAGCTGGAATCCGTCCACGATATCTCTTTACTATACACCCATCAAGGGCGGTAAGAAACATCTTAAGCTGATCTTCTATCTCGAAAAAGAATGGTTGCTCTTCCATTCAAAATACTTAAACGCTTACACAAAGCGTTGTACAAAGTATTTGGGAAGGATCTCTCTATTTCTCTTCAATATGTTTACAACGCTTGCGTCAAGAACATAGGTAACACTATGATCTTCTTCCGATCTTGTACTTCTTCCGCACATCTGTACAAATGCAGTAAGCATCTTTCTAGTATACCATCTCTGGTCTTGATCTGCTAAACGCTTAATGCGCTTAGACGCTAATGAAGGGTATGGAATCTTCATTATAACCTGCCATCTTGCTGCATCATCCTTCAAGTCTACACCAAAAGCCATAGAAGGTGATACTAGCACAGTTGCGTCAGGTCGCATTGCATGCTCTTCAAGAATATCTTCGTTACTGACACCTTCTTCGCGATACAAAAAGCGTTTACCAAAAACTTTACGC